AATGAAGTGAAAGAAAATGAAGAGGGAAATGAAGTGAAAGAAAATGAAGTGAAAGAAAATGAAGAGGGAAATGAAGTGAAAGAAAATGAAGAGGGAAATGAAAACCAAGACAACAATACAAATCGAACAGATAGTAAAGTGGGAAATGAAGATATTTCTAACATACAAGCAAAAGAAGAAGAAACAGGAGATAATAACAACCTTGATAACGCGAATGATTCTAAAGAAGAAGGTGAAAAAAGAACACTAGATAATGCTAGTGAAAAAACGAATAATGGAGATAATAACAACCTTGATAACGTGAATGAAACTACTGTAGCTGACTCTAAAAATCAAGTTAATATAGGTGAAATTAACAGCAATAATGATTATAAAGAAGAAGAAAAAAAGGGAGAAGAAAAAGAAGGAGAAGAAGAAAAAGAAGGAGAAGAAGAAAAAAAGGGAGAAGAAAAAAGAGAAGAAGGAGAAAAAAAGGAAGAAGAAAAAGGAGAAGAAGAAAAAAAAGATAATAAAGAAGAGAAAGAATCTGGTAATCAAAATAATGTGAAATCCAAAAAAAATAAAACCAAAAAGAATAACACATAATAAACAAAAGAAAAAGACGCACAACCAAAAGATTCAAAAGGACCAAACGCACAACCAAAAGGACCAAACGCACCACCAAAAGGACCAAACGCACCACAATCAAAATCAGATATAAAAGGTGAACAATCAAAAGAAGATGCAGATGCAAAAGCAAAAGCAAAAGCCGAAGCAGATGCAAAAATAAAAGAAGCGGAAGCAAAAGCAAAATTAGCGAAAGCAGATGCAGATGCAAAAGCAAAAGAAGTGGAAGCAAAAGGAAAAGAAGTTGAAAAAGCAAAATTAGAAGCACAAACAAAAATAAAAGAAGCAGAAACAAAAGCAGAACAATCAAAAGCAGAATTAGAAAAAGCAAAATTAGAAAAAGCTAATGCAAAAGATCTTGATAGTAATAATAATAGTAATAGTAATAGTAATAGTAATAGTGATATTTTAAATAAAATACTTATTGCATCATTAAGTGATAATAAACTTATGAATGATTTAGTTAATTCTATAAAAACTCAACCAAATAGAGATATTCCAGATAAATTCGGACCTAATACAACAATGGCTGAGTTAGCCAATTATTTTGCTGATGTTGTTTTATTTCAATTGATGAGTAAATTTGATATTAATACTAGCATGAATTTACGTGATATACTCTTAACTATGAATAAAGCAAATAACAATATGGGTAACAATATGGGTTTAAATAGTAATGGAATTGGTAGTGGTAACATGATTGGAAATGTAACTGCAAATGGATTTGGAAACGGTGTTGTGAATCCAAATAACAATGCAAGAACGAGTAAAGATTTACTAGAAGATCTTAAAATTAATATTGAACCAGGAATAGATAATACTGGTACTGGTACTGGTCAAAATCAATATGGTAATACTTCGGATAATACTGCTGGTAATATGTATCCAGGAATGGGTATGGGTATGGGTATGGGTATGGGTAGTATGGGTAGTATGGGTATGGGTAGTATGGGAACGGGAACGGGAACGGGAACGGGTAGTATGGGAAATCAACCAGATACCCGCAGTAGGCTTGACATTCAAAATGAAAATGCGGATATGGATCTTCAAAATACTAAGCTTTCTGCAGAAAATGAATCATTAAATGCCGAAATAGCTAGTTCAACTGAACAGGTGACTAAATACACAACTGAATTGAATGAATTGAAGAAAAATCCTAATCCTAATGATGAAGAAAATGAAAGAATAAAACAATTAGAATCTACAATTGCTCAAGAACAGGTTGCAATTAAAGAAAAAGGAGTTCAAATTACTAAAAATCAAAATATACAGGCAGATAATGAAAGAAAGTTGAAGGCTAATAAATATGCAGAATGGAAAAGAAAATCCAATTGGGAAGTTGCATCTGATGTAGGAAGTGGTGCTTATGATTATGGAAAACGTAGTTTAAATGCAGTTGGAAATGCTGCTTCTGATACTCTTACAGGTGCTCAAGATTTAGCTAGTCGAATGAGGTATGGAAAAGATATCTCTGTTCTTAATGATGAACATAAAGCATTAACTGATAAAAAAACTGCAGAAGAAGCGAATATAAAAAAATTAAAAGAAGAAATGAACGGTGCTGATGGGAAAAGATTACGTGAAATACAACGTGAAATTGATAAATCTAATAAAAATATAGGTGCGTTGGATAAACAAATAACAAATAAAGAGACTGAAAGAACCAAACAGCAAGGTAAAATTGAAGCAATTAAAAATAAATATACTGATGATGAAATGCCAACATCAGTACCTAGTCCGGTAGTTTCAAATGCTAGTCGAATTGAAGCACCAGAATCAAGAAATGCTAATCAAATTACTAGTGATCATGAACATGATGAAAATGCGCAAAATGAAATTAGATCAGGTACTCATGCACACGCACAAATTACAGAAAAACATCCAGAAGGACATGGTACCCCAAGTGTTAGAACGCGCATGTCAAATGCAGTTGAACATGGTACTAATTTTATTAGAAAGCGTTTTATAAGAACAGGAGGAACTAAAAAACTCGGAGGAAAAAAACTCAAGACCAAAAAAACAATAAAATTACAAAAAGGGTAAATACCTCATCGTATCATTGTCATAAACGGTTGCTTTGAACACTTCATTGTATCCTTCAGCATAAACTGTATCCCCATTATATATATAATCACACCCATATTCATTGGTGCAACTTTTGCCTTTTCTACTGATTGGAATTTTCACGTTGTTGTGTTGATCACTAATCGTATAATATTGCCATTTGTTTCGATTTACAAAAACTGGACGACCCATCAGTGGTAGTATGCTGTTTTTCTTGGATCCGTTTATCGGGGTTAGGATTCCTACTTGTCTATAATTCGTGTCTGGAGCGACGGCGCCAATATTGGTTGAAACATTAATGGGAACCGCTCTTGGCATAAATACTGGACCTATACTGTTTGGATTATTAAAATAGTTTTCATTTCGTAAAGGTGGTACATATGGATTTAATAAAACATCATTGGTACCACCGAAACCATATCCATACCCAGCATCAGTATTATTGTAAAAAGAATTAAATATGTCGATTTTTTGAGGGGATTGTTGCTGGTGTGATTGCTGGTATGATGGTTGTTGATTTGTTGATGGGTTTGCTAATTGAGACTTATTTTTAAAAAAATAAATATAGATAATGTAAAACAATACGCATAAAATAATTACCAAAAATACAAGAGTAATATTTTCGATGCATATAACACCTGGAGGACATTTTTTTGTATGAATAGTCATTTGATTTGGATTGATTTGGTTTCTTAATGCTATATAATATAATTATACTATAAAATTATATTATAACATGTTTTATGTGATTTTTATGATTTTTGTGTTTTTTATGATTTTTATGATTTATCTACTATGATAAATTATTGTCTTTACTAATTACCAAAAAGATTTGACATTCCTGGCAAATTTAGTCCTTTCATATCTTTAAGTAAATTTTGAGCATTTGACATTATAGTTTGCATTTTTTCTAACTTTTCATTAGAAAAAGAATCATTATTCATATTTGTCATGCCTGATACCGTACTAGATGGTGTAGGTGATGCAGTAGACGCTGGTGCTGGGGCTGGGGCTGACACAGTGGATAAACTAGTTGCACCATTTGTTGGTTTTTTTTTTGTCATGGGTGCAGTTGATGGTGATGGTATTGTTGATGTAGCACCAGTGTCATTACTAGTATCAGATGTAGCATCAGTACCCATACTATTACTAGCAACAGCAGCAGCATCAGTAGCATTAGTAGTATCAGTAGCACCAGTACTACCGTCAAAACCTTCCCTACCCATTCTATTATTTTTTGAACTCATAAATAAATTGGTTAATAATAATGCAACTAGTAATACAATAGCCATGTTTTTACTAAACAAATATGTAATGTAACCTACTAAAATGAATAAAATAATTGCATTAAAATTATTCATGATGATGTAAGCAAAAACATTAAATACTGCTAAAAATGATACAAAATATAAAAAGTAAATATTGTTGAATAAATTATTTAAAGACTTTGGCATTTTCATTTTGGATGTGAATATGTATAAACGGCTATTTATATATTCAATATATAATATATTTTATTTTATTTTCATCTCTAGATAAAATAAAAAATTGATTAACAAATAATAAAACTAATATAAATAATATAAGAAGTATAAATAGTATTACTATAAAACTGTATAAAGTAGTATATAATACAATCAAATGACGAATATGTCTCATACTAGTGCAATCAAAAAATCTAATAAAAAATCAAAATATTACATTGGTATATGTGAATTGCATCATGACTTGTTGCATGGTTTTAATGAAAATAGTAGTCCGCAAATAAAAGGTCATTATTTATTGATGGAAAAATTCGGAAATTTTCATAAATATATTATTAATCATGTATATAACTGTCGTTATCATGATTATGAAGATGATGATAATGATGAGGAATTGGAAAATTCAGATAATTCCGACAATTCCAATTCAAGCATTGTAGATTCCGATGATGAAAATGAAAATAATAATCCTAAATTAATCGATTTATATAGATACAAATATTCCATTTTATTAAGATCGGCAACATTCATGAATAGTTGCCATTCTATCATAAGAAATTATCATAATATTATTAAATCATTTTACTATATACAACCGCATATAGTAGAATGTGTTTATTTACCAGGAGGAGAATGTGTGGCCATTTTAAAAACATTTTGGTTAAGAATTGTACAGAGAACCTGGAAGCGCGTATATAAACAAAGACTGCAGTTGTTGTGCAGTGTTCCGATGTTACGATTAAGGGAATTACGGGGTGGTAATACTTGTTTTCAGTATGAAAAAATACATATTCCTGGGTTGAGAGGAATGTTGGCATGTTAGTGTTTCTTGTGATTTTTACGTTTGGTTGATTTTGTCTTTGTCTTTTTCATTCTTTTACCACCTAGCATCATATTTTTAGCTGTTCTTTTTTTATTGCGTCGTCGTTGTGAAGAAGATGATCTAGAGGAAGATGATCTTCTTGCAGTCGATTTACGACGCATTTGGGATGATGAATATCTGTAACCGCCTGATTGATTACCTCTTGCATTGTTTTGCATTAAAGTATTAATATCATTTATTATTTGTTGTCCTTGTGTAACATCTTCTCCTGTAATAGGCATCTTTTTACTAATATAATCTTGTATATTACCCAATAATGGTTCTATTTTTGAAATTAGCGCATCATTATTTCCTATTGTTGATTTTAAACTTGCTATTTCTTGATCTTTATCTCTTATTTCATTATTAACATCGTTAATTTCATCATTTAATTTATTTATAATATTACTATTAGCATCTGTCTTTGATCGTTCATCATTCAACTGTTGTTGTAAGCTATTTTTTTCATCTTCTAATTTACTTCTTTCCTTCAAATCATCTTGTAACAATTGATTATTTGATTCGTTTGCTTTCAATAAACCGGTTAAATCATCCTTGATTGAATTTAATTGACTTAATAATTTTTTATAATTTGATAAAATTACTGATTTTGCATTAAGTGCTTCACCTAACTGGTTAAATTTATTTTGTAAATCTGGTGGTAATCCATCCATGGATGCAGTATAATTAAATGATGGTGAATCTGGTGATGGTGTATTTGATGGTGTATCATTATTTTTTTTACCAAATAAAGGATTATTTGTAAAACTAAAATAACTCATAATATATATGTATTATATTATCACAATATTTTTATTTTTCTACATACATGAAAAACTAAAGACACAACCACCTAAACACCAATAATTTCATTTATTTTTTCGCGGATTTTCTTTACTTCACTCGTTATTTCTCTCTGATCATCCTTCGCTTGTCTTATATCTTGATCTGTTAATTTTCCAGAAACAATCAAATCTTCCACATATTGTTTGATGGAATTCATCGCACGTATTTGTCCTTCTTTTTGTTCCACGATATAGTTGTGATATTTCTCATAATCATCTTTGATTGTTTCTAAAAAATGATTTTGACGCGATAGTTTTTCCAATTTTTTCTGTTTTTCCAATAAAAATTTACGTCTTAATTGAATTTCATCCTCGATTTTTAACAAATATTGGTCTCTTTTTGCTAAATCTATGTTGTTGTAATTGTTGGTGGGGTTGTCGAGGTTTCCAAATTCTAAATCATCTATTTCCATTTCTTCACCATTGTTATCCATCTCCATAAAATCTGGGTTTTCTTCTTCATATGGGTATGTGACTGTCTGTATAGGTTGTCCGGGTGATTTTGTTGTCATATCAAATTCTATTTTCATTTTTATGTATCCAATAATATAATATCCTACAATATAATTATTCAATAAATATAATATTTATATTTATTATATTATAGAATTGCATCTTTATCTATCTATCTCTACCATGAGTATAATATTTATTCACTATAGGTTATTACTTCTATTGTTATTTATAATGTTATATCACGGAAATAACGTATCATTTCGTATTTTGAAAACAGCCATTCTCCATTTTTTACCTAGTGTCAAATTACATCATATTATTTTATTATCAGAAAACCCAAGTCACCATGTTTATACTTTGGATTTTACACCAATCAATCAAACAAATATAACAACATTGGTAAAATTATTACTCGGACAAAATGTTGATGCTGAAGTTAGACTGCGATATATAAAAACGGATAATGGATGTGACATATGTACTGGTAATAGTAATAACGAAATTGATAACAAAATTGATATCGCATTTGTAGAGAAATGGGATAATATAAATAAACTAAATGAAAAAACGTCCAAACAATTAACAAAAAACACATACAATAATATAGATAATAAACAACTACAACATATAATCGAGTCGTCTTTTCTATGGCATGAATACATGAATTTATATTATCACAATTGTCAACATTTTAGTAAATATATCTATAAGATTTATTTGTCTAGTACTAGTAAAAATAAATAAATATTCGTTAACAACAAACATTTTTTTATCATTACATATAATAAAAAATACAAATGTATCGACATATATTCAAGCGTGTAAAATCCATCATACCTAAAATTTCTGAAACTGAAATAATAGCTTTAAAATCTGGAGGTGTATCTATTGATCGTGAAATATTCAAAGGAAGAGTCAATTATTGTGAATTATACAAGCCACTACAAGTATCCATCGACAAAATGGTGGAAAAAAATATGGACAAAGAAATTGAAGATCTATTGAAAATCACTGGACAAAACCCTATTTATCCAAATAGTAGTATTCATTATATAATGAGTTATTTGGGTAAAAAAGGTTTTTTAAGTATGATTATTGATAAAAAATATGGCGGTAACCGACTTTCTATTGAATCACAATCAAAAATATTATCAAAAATATCATCCTATAATCCGTCTTTAGGTGTCGCTACCATGGTACCAAATTCATTAGGACCAGCAGAATTAATCCAACATTATGGTACGGATGCACAAAAAGAATATTTCCTTCCGAAATTAGCGGATGGTACATTCATTCCTTGTTTTGGTTTAACCGGTCCCAATAATGGTAGTGACGCAGTTGGAAACATTGATGAAGGTTACGTGGAAAAAATTGACGGAAAAACAAAGATTCGTGTTATTCTTAACAAACGTTATATTACATTGGCCCCTGTATCTAATCTTATGGGTATTGCGTTTAGATTAAACGATCCATACGGTTTATTGGTGAATTGCAAAGAAGGAATCACGTTGGCGCTGGTAGAAAGTTCGCAACCAGGATTGTTGGAAAAAACATTTCACAATCCAAACAACGCGGGGTTTCCGAATGGAACGATAAAAGGTACTATTTTTATCGATCCAGAACAAGTAATTGGAGGTCCTGATAAAATAGGGGAAGGATGGAAAATGTTAATGGAATGTTTAGCTGTTGGACGCGGTGTCAGCTTACCTGCTACAGCAAATGGGTCATCCAAATTCATCACACATTCTATTATGAATTATATAAATGTAAGAAAACAATTCAATATGAATATAGGAAATATGGAAGCAGTTCGAGAGAAATTTATTGATATGTACATAAACACGTGGATTATTCATACCTCTGTAAAATTCACAAACCATATTTTGGATGGAGGATCCACACCTTCTGTTATTACAGCGATCATGAAACAACAGACTACTGAACGCGCACGTAATATATTAAATCATGGTATGGATATTTATTCCGGTAGTGCCATTTGCACAGGAGAAAACAACTTTTTCACCAAGTTTTATAATTCTTCTCCTGTAGGTATTACAGTAGAGGGTTCCAATACACTTACTAGAGGGTTAATCATATTCGGTCAAGGACTAAATAAAAGTCACCCCTATATTTTCCCCATTTTTCAAAGTATTCAAGATGAGAACCTAGGCGAATTCAAAACTAATTTTAATAAACTAGTATGGGAATTAGTACATAACTACATTTTGTTATTAAATCCTGCACACATTTGTATGAATTACATGAAAGATCAACCACAAAGAAGATTGGATAATGCCACGTTGAAATTCAGTGTATTGGCTAATTTTGTAGCACTTATGGGGGGTAGTATAAAATCAAAACAAATGATATCTGGAAATATGGCAGATATTTTATCCAACTTATATTTGAGTTATGGTTTATTGTGGTATCATTGCCATCATCACGATAAAAGCAAAAACAACAAAAACAACAACAACCAATTGTTAAGGAATGAATGTATTGATTATTTAATGAATGAATTGGATTATAAAATGAACTTGGTTATCGATAATTATCCAATTTCTGCATTACGACCTTTTTTGTTTCCTGTAAAAAATACTATTAGGATGCCTATACTAGAAAATAAAAATCAGCTCTACAAATTTATTCTGGAAAATCACGAATTACATGATTTATTCAAAAATGATATTTATTACAAGGGAACAGTGCTGGAAAAAATGGAAAAATTGAGAAAATTAACACCGAATACACCTGAATATCAACAGTTGTACCAAAATATTGTTCGTGTTGGTGAATATCCAGTATAAACACCGTAGATTGTGGGTGCAATGATGGTATGTTAGTGCGTTCAAAATTCGGGTTTTACATAAAAAAATATATAGAAAAAAATATTAAAATCTATCCAATATAATATTTAGGAACTAGAAACCGTGATTAAAACAAAATGTCTCGTAATAATACTGAACCCATATTAACCCGTAACGATAATCGTTTTGTAATGTTTCCAATTGAACATCAAGATGTTTGGGAAATGTATAAAAAATCAGTGGATTGTTTTTGGCGCGCGGAAGAAATTGATTTATCAAAAGATTATGCTCATTGGGAATCCTTAAATGCCGATGAAAAATACTTCATTTCTATGATTTTGGCATTTTTTGCTGCAAGTGACGGAATTGTCTTGGAAAATTTGGCGACGCGTTTTATGAGCGATGTTCAAGTAGCGGAAGCCAGAGCATTTTATGGATTTCAGATTGCTATGGAGAATATTCACAGTCAAACCTATAGTTTATTGATTGAGACATATATCAAAAATTCTGAGGAAAAACATCGTCTGTTTAATGCATTGGAATATTTCCCATGTATTCAAAAGAAGGGAGATTGGGCACAAAAATGGATCAATGATAATCGCAGTGGTTTTGCTACGCGCTTAATTGCATTTGCATGTATTGAGGGTATTTTCTTCAGTGGTGCATTTTGCAGTATTTATTGGTTGAAAAAAAGGGGATTAATGCCTGGATTGACCTTTTCAAATGAGTTGATATCGAGAGACGAAGCTCTTCATACCGAATTTGCTATTTTACTTTATAAAAAACTGGTGAAAAAACTTCCAAAAACACGTATTCATGAAATTATCAAGGAAGCAGTTGAAATAGAAAATGAATTTATTTGTGATGCATTACCATGCCGTTTGATTGGTATGAATGCTGGATTAATGACGCAATATATACAGTTTGTGGCGGACCGCCTTTGTTTGCAACTAGGATATGATAAAATATACAATGTATCAAATCCGTTTGATTTTATGGAACTTATATCATTGGAAAGTAAAACCAATTTTTTCGAAAAAAGAGTCGATGCTTATGCATTGGCTACAAAAACAAAAGAGGAAGATGTTTTTGAGTTTAATGCGGAGTTTTAAGCTGTGAGAAGAGCATGATTTCTTGGATTAAAATTCATTGCCATTCCATTACCTTGCCTAACTCCTGCATTCATTGCTTCAACCTTTTTTTTACCTTGCATTTGTTGCATACCTTCCTGATAATTCATGTAATTCATACCTATATCTTTACTAAATCCTGTAATATCGGATTTGATGTCTCTCCATAAAAACGCATAAAATGAAAAATAGGTTCCTAAAAGTAGGGCTAAAACAAGTATGCTGAATAAGAAAAGGTATTCAGATGATTTGTATTTGTTGGATAGTTTCATTTGTATCTGGTTTGCGAGTGTTATTTTATTATTTTGATAATATATTATATACATATATAATATATTTTTATTTTACAAATAATATAAAAAATAAATACAAATACAAATAAAATGATTACATGCAGATTAGTAGGCGGATTAGGAAATCAATTATTTCAAATTTTTACCACAATTTCATATGCTATTAAACACAAACAAATGTTTAAATTTGAATATTCTGATATTTTGACGATTGGTGTTCCTAGACCCACTTATTGGAATTCGTTTCTTTCAAAATTAAAACCATTTACATTTTCTAACGCACATGATGCTTCTACACAAACAAATAATGTAATAAAAGAACCAGGATTTCATTATAGTGAATTACCATGGTCGGACATATTATACAATACACATGTTATTTTGGTAGGATATTTTCAAAGTCACAAATATTTTTCCACGTTTTATCATACGATTTGTAGAATGATCGATCTAGAAAATCAAAAAATGAACGTAATATCAAAATATCGTCATTGTTTTGAAACGAATAATGAAACTGAGAGAGAAACAGGTAGGGAATTCGAAAAATTTATTGGTATCCATTTTCGGTTAGGTGATTATAAAAAAATACAACATATACATCCTATACTGAAAAAAGAGTACTATGAAAAGGCGCTTCTGTATATAATGGCTGAAACCGAAAAAAAGAATTGGAGAATAATGTATTTTTGTGAAGAAGAATCAAACAAAGAAGTAGAAGAAACCATTGACTATTTGAAAAAACGTTGTTCAAAATGCGAATTTATGAAAGTTCCTGATTCTATTCCTGATTGGGAACAAATGTTATTAATGAGTTGTTGCACACATAATATTATTGCGAATAGTACATTTAGTTGGTGGGGTGCGTATTTAAACAGCAATCCCAATAAAATAGTTTGTTATCCGGATGAATGGTTTGGATCATCTTCTAAAAATCAAAAATTAGTATATATGAATGATGATCTATTTCCTTCTACATGGATGATGATTGAATGAAAATTACATTGAATCATATAATTTCTGAATTTATTACATCTATTGATGGTTCTGGGTTTACAATAACTGGTTGTTCATATACATAAACAGGTTCTGGAACGTAGACAGGTTGTTGATATGATGGGTAATAATCGTATACACCTTCATCGTAATAAAATCCATCATCATATCCACCACCGTATCCTCCATGACCGCCATAATATCTCCCTACACCATATCCTAACCCTAAACCTCCTAAACCAGCAATTCCTCTTCCAATGCGTCCACCGCCATGACCACCTATTCCTCTACCTATGCCTCTACCTATTCCTCCATGACCACCTCCAAGGCCTTCAAGAATTTTTTTATTAGGCAATGACCTTATATATTTCAATATTACAAATAATATCACAAATAGAATTACACATAATATTATTCTATTTGTATGGTTCATTATTTTTACCTCTAAATCAAACAACTATATATTTTACAAATAAATAAAATATATAATAATAAATTTTATTCTTTGTCTTTATCAATTGCAACTTGTTTTGCTATTTTTTTGATTATTTTCTCTTTATTTTTCTCTCCATTACCCGGTATACCACCCATAGTTTCCATAATAATTAGATTATACTCATCTGATTTTTTGGAATCGGATTTCATACAATCTGGATATTTTTTTTGAAATTCGGGTAATAATCCCAGGTTTTTACTAACAACACTGCTAATCACCTGTTTTATTTTTTGTTTATCATCTTCTTCTTTCTCCCACTTATCATCATCTTTCACATACATAATTTCTCTCTTCACATCACTACAATGCATTGGACGCTTTTCAACATCCAATGCTTTCAAGTTTTTGATGATTATATTAGAAATACCTTCTACATAACCCAATTTCCCTATACTCTCTAGATCGGATAGTTGGAGAGAAATATTCTCGATAAACTCTGAGATATTCATGGCATCTTTGCATGTCTCATTCAAAAAGAACTGCAAATTAAACGTTTTGTTGTTGTTGTTCGTTTGATTGATTGTGTTGTTGTTTGTAGTATTATTTTGCTGAATGGATTCTTTTTTGCATATCTCCATAATCATGTTTTTCAACTCTTTGTTTTCATTCATCAAATATTTTATTATATCATTGTTCGGTGGTTGATCTATTTGATTTGTTATGATAACGTTATTATCATTATTAATAGGTTCTATAAAATTACAAATTTTTGTATGTTTCCATAAGCCTGATCGAGTAGTATACATCTTTCCACAACAGCATTTATGATAAGGGGATTTTTGGGGATTTTTGGTTTCCATTTTGTTTCCATTTTGTTTCCATGTATGTTTATCGGTTGATAGATGTTTTGTAAAATCTTTTTTGTTACGACATTTGTATTGGCAAATTTCACATACAAAATCGATGGGACAAAAAATCCCCATTTTTGTTTCCATGTTTCCTAAAATAGGAAACCAAAAAAATCCCCAAATTCAAACGAAAAGGTTCGATAAAAAATTTATGGTACCATTTTGAAAATTATTTTTTTTGGATTATGACGATCATGGTAACATCGTGTTTTTTGTATTTTTTTTCAAAACTTTTTTTTAATTTTCAATTTTGGACATTTATTTTTGTCCATTTTTAAAATTTTCAAAAAACTTTTGTGAAATTTATTTCACTTTTTTTGAATATTACCAAATAATAAATATTATATAATTTTTGTTATAATATTAATTCATATATCATAACAAAATAAATCATATGAATATATTTACCTAGCTTTATATGAATATATTTACCTAGCTTTATAAAAATATTTTGTATATATTAGTATTTATCAATAATAACTTCTTTTGCTATTTTTTTGATTATTTTTTCTTTGTTTTTATTTCCATTCCCAGGAAGACCACCCATAGTTTCCATAATAATTAGATTATACTCATCTGATTTTTTGGAATCAGATTTCATACAATCTGGATATTTTTTTTGAAATTCTGGTAATAAACCTAGATTTTTACTAACAACACTACTAATAACTTCTTTTATTTTTTGTTTATCATCTTCTTCTTTCTCCCACTTATCATCATCTTTCACGTACATAATTTCTCTCTTCACATCACTACAATGAACCGGGCGTTTTTCAACATCTAACGCTTTCAGGTTTTTTATGATAATGTTGGAAATCCCCTCTACATATCCCAACTTCCCTATACTCTCTAGATCGGATAGTTGGAGAGAAATATTCTCGATAAACTCTGAGATATTCATGGCATCTTTGCACGTTTCGTTTAGAAAAAACTGCAAGTTAAATGTTTTATTATGACTATTGTTTTGATTGATAGTATTATTGTTCGTTGTATTATTTTGTTGTACAGTGTCTTTTTTGCATATCTCCATAATCATATTTTTCAACTCTTTGTTTTCATTCATCAAATATTTTATTATATCATTGTTAGATGGTTGATCTTGTTGGTTATTACATACAGCATTTTTGCTGTTGTGTTTGTGTTTCCACAAACCAGAATGTGTTGTATATTTTTTTCCACATTCACAAACATATTTTTGATTTTCTCCTAAAATACCGTTAAATACCGTGATTTCGCCGTGATTTGTTTCCATTTTGTTTCCAAAAAGCGGTGCTAAATGTTTTGCAGTTTTTATGTGAATATTCCAATCCCATTTACGCTTACAGGTAAAAGAACATTTTTCACAAGTTATGGTAACGCCGTTTTTTTGCCGTGATTTTTCTTCCAATACTTCCATTTTAATTCCACTTATAAAAATGTCCAATATTATAATTTTGCCTTTTTTACGAAAATAAAAAATTTTATCGTAACAAAATGAAAATTATTTTTTTTGTAGCCTTACCTTAAATTTTTTTATGGTAACAAATTTTTCTTTTTTTCAAAACTTTTTTTTAATTTTCAATTTTGGACATTTATTTTTGTCCATTTTTGAAATTTTCAAAAAACTTTTACGAAATTTATTTCACTTTTTTGTTCCAACTGAAAAAAAGGTACCACGCCTGATAATGTAAATATGTAAATCATATTTGTTATTGTAAAAGGTAACAAAAATATAACTTACTTACAAACAACTTTATTATAATCCAACATATATTTACGGAAATTAGTATTTCGCCCCTGAATATCACTATAATCTTCTCTCTGAATCACTGATAAAGGAACAATCAAAAACCAATTATCTTTGTTTTGCAATAAAAACCAATATCTATCGATACTGAACATATGGGGTTTATCCGGATTTTTCATATAAAGCTCTATTCCTTTTTTATAATTATCAATAAGTGTATCATAATAATGTTTTTTGACAACATAACCTGTAGTAGTTTGACAATTGGATACTTTTATACATGTTTCATCGATGGATTGATAAGGTAACATATTATTTCCAGCCAACAATAAAACATCCCAATCAGTATGCGTTTTTAAAAACGTGCCTAATTGACGTTTAAAAAGTTCAGGGTCCAAAAATTCGATATCATCTTCCAATATACATACGTGATCCCAATCATTTTCTTTTGCCATTTGAATACATTTTAAATGACTCATACTACAACCTAAAGCTCCATTGTTCATTTTAATCGCATTGAACCTACTAGCATTTATTTTCATTTTTTTCAATTCATTTTTAACATGAATCTCTCTATCAGGGCGTGATTCTAAATTAATATACAAAACATGTTTAATATCAGATATAAGCATAGAAATAAAAGTATTAGATATATAATAATTTAAACATAAATATTTAAATAAATAAAAACAATAATTGTATATATCTAAATAATCGATAAAAATGATAATTCATTCCGTTTCAGAATCAACGAATATTCAAGATACAGAAAATATAGATAATATAAACATATTTTGCCAATTTTTTATACATTCAAATATAGAGAGACAGAATGAAATTTTAAAATGTTTGAAATTCAATGTAAAAAACAAATATATAACAAAGATTTATTTATTAAATGAACGTATTTATAGTGAAGAAGAATTGAACATATCAAGTAATAAAATTGTACAGGTCGATATTAAAAACAGATTAAAATTCAAGGATGTATTTGACTATATAAATGATCAAAACATTCAAGGGTATAATGTCATTATAAATTCTGATATATTTTTTGATAAAACGATAAAACGATTATTTAAATCTGATATACATTTAAATAAAAAAACATATGCTTTGTTGCGATATGAATATGATGAAATAGATATTAAAAACTCTAAAATATTTGGTCCAAGAGGTGATTCACAAGATACATGGATTATTCATTCTAATTTTTCTATTGGCAAAAAAGAAAGTAGAGTATTTAACTTTGAATTTGGAAAACCGGGTTGTGACAATAAAATGATATATTTAATGACTATATTAGGGTTTGAGGTATTAAACGACCCTGAATATATAAAATCCTATCATTTGCATAGTACAAATATACGTAATTATTCTACTGCTGATAGTGTTTTACCGCCTTATGAGACACTAATACCTAAAAAATCATATTTGGAAATGAAAGATACTCAACAAAATGCTCATTTTAATATAATATATTATAACGACAAGTATAATCATAAAAAAAGCAACGCAAAATTATATGAATATATTAGTAAAAAAATAGAAAACAATCAAAATTTTATAATTCCACGAATATCTTGTGTAGAGACACAATATGCTACATTTACAATGATGTTAACATTACCACAGTATAAAAATCAAATAATGCAAATATTAGAATTATTGGATAAATCTAAAATAACAATGAAAAATAATGCTGGAATTAAACTGACATCTATGGAATCAGTTTTAAAATATTCACAATTATATTTGGAGGCGTTCAATTTGTGTGATTTATATTGTGGATGGGCACCATTTGATAATGTTTATAAAACAATAACACTATCTCACCAATTATTAGACGAATTATATAAAGATAAAGAGACTGTTTATTCTGAAGTTTTAGATATTTATCATTATATTTATTCTACTCCATGGACAACAGCTTTGAAAGGGAAACGTCTTTTAATGGTTTCTAATTTTGCAGAATCAATTGAGAGTAAAATCCATGACAGAAAAGAAATTTATGGTATCGATTTATTTCCTGAATGTGAAATTATAACAATTCGGCCTCCACAAACCCAGGGATCTGAAGAATCAGAAGAGTTTGATATTGAATTAAAAAAATTTACAACAAAATTAGATGAAATAAAAGATCAATATGATATTGCATTGGTATCATGTGGTGGATATGGCAGTTTAGTTTGTTCACATATATACAAATCAGGGAAGTCTGCCATGTATATTGGAGGCGTATTGCAGATGTACTGGGGAATTTTAGGTAATAGATGGTTTGAAAACAGACCAGATATTATAAGATTATTTTTAAACAAACATTGGACAAGAGCAAAAGATAGCGAAAAACCAAGAGATTATCAAAAAATAGAACGATCATGCTATTGGTAACATGGTGTATGTTACCATACTATCTTATAAGCATTTTTGGATTTATGTATAATTTGCATCCCCTATCTATCATATTTTTATGAAATGGAACATGCTCACAAATTTGTTTATTTAGATGATTTGGTTCAACTCCAATATATTTTGCATCTCCTATTGATTTTAATTTATATAATCCCGCACCTCCAAATGCTGAAATAACGGAAATTAATTTACCATCCACTGGATAATTTATAATATATTTATCAATACAATTTGCATATGCGTCTTTATGTGAAACACCGTGCATTTTCATAACATTTGCATTATTCCAACAACAACTAGTCAAATATTTTTTTTTCCTCAATGCGTATATGTCGTAATATTTATCGGAACAATTTGCAAACATTGCGTCCCATTGATCAGCTTTGTATAAAAAACAGTTTTTAATAGTTTCCACTAATTTTCCTGATGCTAATATATCATCCAAATCCAACATTAAAAGATAGTTGTATTCGGAATATTTTTCATGTACATGATTTAATATTTTATTTCTACAATATGCAATCCTTTCTGTTCTATTTTGTATGTTTACACCGTCCTCGAATATATAATCATAATGATCTTTTTTATTTTCAATTAATATATTTCTTGTAGAATCTTTTGAGTCATTTTCAAATATAACAATTTTGTATTCTTTGAATTGTTTCCCAATTTCGTCCATAATAAATAAATTTTTTTTAATAAATTGTTCTACATTAATGCAACAACCTGTAATTACAACAGAATGATTTTTTATAACATTATTTTTAATATCAGATAATATTTTATATGAATTTATTTTATTCATCCAATATTGTAATGTTAGTTTATCATAATTGAAAAAATGTTGATAGTGTTTATTTTTAAAATCTTGAATAGTATTTTCAAGTAATTCCTCTGTTAAATCTGACCATTCAGACAAAATTAAAACCGGTAAATCTTCGTATAAAGAATCCAAATGAGATGTTTTTACAAGAGGAATGCAACCTAAACATAATGCTTCCCATGTCCTATGACAATCCAGACCATTACCATGAGGGGAAACAACAAAAGCATAGTCTGATTGTTTTTGCCATGTTTCGGCACGCGAAATTTTTGTAGGCTCATAATAAATTAGATTTTCTGGTATATTTTTAATTGCATCAATTCTATCTTGTCCAAATTTTGTAGCTGTAAAAAAATGAAAATTGCTATAACATTTTATTTTTCTATCATAAAATGGTTTCGAATTAGTTTTGACTTCGGTTAATATTTTTTCTTGTTCTAGAGGTGATGTTTTAGACCCCCATGAGTGATCTTGTTTTGACATTGTATGATAATCCAAACCAATAGGGATTTGTGTTATTTTTGAATGAGTTACGACACAATTTTGTGCGAACCAATGTAAAATTTTATCGGATTCAATAAATTTAATAAATTCTTCATTAGATGGAAGAATGTCATATGGAACAGTACAATCACTGTCACCAGTTACCAAAATGAATTTATTTGTTATATTTTTAAATACTTGCATGATAAAAAAAGGAATAGCAGAAGTTGCTATATAAATTACAGAATTATCCATTAATTTAGTAAAATCATAATTATGTAATTGACGAATATCAGATATAGGTTCTAGACTGTGAATATCACATGCTTTTAAAATACCTCTAGAACAAACATATTTACAGTTATTTTCATCTTCCATAATAGATAGATAGAGTTATTATAATATGTCTAATGTGATATATTTATTATATTTTATTTATTATAATAAATTTTTTACGTTTATAAATAAAAATAAATATCTTTTTATTTTATATTAAATGTGGGAAAATAATGATAAAGGATATTATAATTATGCAAAATATATTCAAATTGGACAGATATGTAATGATTCTTTTTCTAAAGAAATAGAGAAATATGCTTCTGATGATAAAAATAAAACTTTTTTAGAAATTGGAACATGGAATGGTTTAGGTTCTACAAAAGCTTTTTCTAATGGTTTCAAAAGTAGAAATGATGATTATATTTTTTATAGTCTTGAATGCAATAAAGATAAATGTATGGATGCTAGTAAATTATATAGTGATAATAGTAAAATACACATATTGAATGAAGTTATATGGAATGAAGAACCAAGTGATTTTTATGAAATATTTCCACAATGTTTAACAAATGAAACTTATAAACATTGGAATGAAGTAGATATTATAAATATGAAAAAATGCAATTTGTTTTTAGATAGACCAAATCTACCCGATATATTTGATGTAATATTATTAGATGGAGGTGAATTTACAACTTATCATGAATTTCAATTACTTAAAAATAAATGTAAAATATTAATGTTAGACGATATTAACGTTGATAAATGTAAATTAATTGTATTGGAATTAGAAAATGACCCATCTTGGAAAATTATAAAAAAAGATAACACAAGAAATGGATATTTAATCGCAGAAAAATTAGAAAAATAATTTTGATAAAGTGCAACATAAAATCATTCGTTACAGCATTATAATTTATTTATTTTTACAAATAAATTATGACAACCGTAAATTTAAGTGAAAATTTTACATTAGAAGAAAAACGTGAAATAGCGGATAAAATAAAACCTATTACGTTGGAACTAGTTGATCTAGAATATAACAAACTTAAAATCATAGGAAAAGATGCAGAAAATCAGTCACCTAGATCACGGATAGGCAATAATGTAGTAGATTATTTCACTTTTTTAGAAAGACTTCATACAAGGGGAAAATACAATTGTAATTATTTTGAGTTTATAAACAACATTGATCTTTTTGAAGAAAAGAAATTTATACAGAATATGTTGGAATACTATAAAACCGTGAAAAATAAATCTGGGAAAAAAAACAAATATATTGTATGGAAAGAGACGTACAATATATGTATTAGTGCCATAAACATAATACGACCAATTATGTATATGGAAATATATACAAAATACAACGCTACTAGTGTTTTGGATTTTTGTGCTGGATGGGGAGGGGCATTAATTGCTGCATGTGTTTTGGATATTACAAAATATACTGGTATTGAATTAAATAGCTCGCTAATAGAACCCTATAAAAAATTACAAGAATACGTTAAGAGTAAAAACTCCAAAACATCCATTGACATGTTGTTTAAAAGCGCATTGGATGTAGATTATTCTAAACTTGACTACGATTTAGTTTTTACATCACCTCCTTACTATTTTATTCAAAAATATGAACATAATGTTCCGTACAAATCCAAAAAAGAAATGGATGAGTTATTTTATGTTCCACTTTTTTCAAAAACATATCAGTCTTTGAAACAAGGTGGATATTATATATTGAACATCAACAAAGAAATATATGAAAATGTATGTATAGAACTTTTGGGTGTATGCCATGAAATTTTCTTTTTGAAAAAAAGTCAAAGACAAAATGAATACAAAGAAAATGTTTATGTTTGGAAAAAAACATAATGTTTGTGTTATCATTTTCTTATAGGACGAAATAATCCAGTCATATTTAATTTATTACTAGTAGTGGCTTTAGGTTTAATACCCATATAATTTGCATAATATGGTGAATATTTATTCATTTGCGGAATAGGATTTCTAATTATGTGTTGTTGGTGTTGTTGGTGTTGCTGGTGTTGCTGGTGTTGTTGATGTTGTTGTTGTTGCTGGTGTTGTTGATGTTGTTGTTGTTGTTGTTGTAACTGATTCATAATTTTTGTTTGATAATATTGTGGTGGAGGTTTGTCATTTAAATTAAAATTGTATCCTTGATTTTCAAATGGATTAGGTGGTTTTATACCTAAAGCAATCATTTCTTTTCTCTCCTTAGTAGTAGGATAATACGGAATATTTGTCCATGAATCAGTTGATTGAACAGCACTATTTACATCACATTTTCTATCTATAGAAGGTTCCAGTATTTTCTTTTTGGGTTCTCTCAAATCATAATTATAAAATTCTTTACTGTCGCTACTGTAATCAAATGCGGTTAAAAAGTGTTTAATATTAATAAAATAGATATTAGGATTATCAACATTGTATAAATTATCTTTTGGATTTGAAGATGTTTCATTAATATTGTAATGTAATTGATATATACTACTTATACCATCGATTCCATTATCATTCTTCTCTCGAACAGAGTCTTTTTTATTAATGATTCGAGAGATTCCGTCAAACAAATGAAGAATTTTTGGGCTACCTATCGGGAAAAAATTAGATCGGTCAATTACAATATTAGCGTTTTCACATCGTTTTTGTAAACAACTGTCTTCCGATCCCCATCCCCAATAATTTGGATATCCATTTATAGCTTCAAAATCTTCTCCTTTAATCGCTACAATTCCACCCAATGTGTATTTAAATCCATAATAATGTTTAACAACTCCAACAGTAGTTTCATAATTAAATATTTTTGTAAATGGTATTGTATCCACGTCATTAAAAATAAAGGTAATGTTTTTATAATCATCTGGATATTTTTCTTTTATTGCTAAAAAACCAATATTTTTTGTAGCACCACGATTAAAACTACGATTATCTGTTTGATGAGAAAAATAAATTTCGTAATCAGTAAAATCTTCCATAATATAGGACATGTATTTACTAAAAAAAAATTTTTGTTCTTCTCTGTTTCTATATGGAACTATAAATACCTTATTTGGTATTTTCTTATTATCAGAAACGGAAGACATTTATATTTTAATGTTATAGGTTTAATGTTTTAATTGTAATATTATAGTGAAATATAATCATAATATATATTTGATTTTTATACTCAATAATCATATTTTTTTAAAATAACTTCAGGAACAATATCGTATTTTAATTTTTCTAATTTTTTAAAACACTTGTTAATAGTTACTTCACTAATTTCGCTTACCATTTTAATGTCTTTTTTACTAATATTCAATTTGCATAATTGTGATATAAAATATACTATACCTGCTGCAATAGAATGTGGTGTATTTTCTAACATCAATCCATTTTTTTCTATTTTCATGGATATGAATTGACATAATTTGGTGAGTTCGTTATTGATGTTTAATTTACTACAAAATCGTTCAATAAAGGATTCGGGTTTTGTCATACAAAACAATGTTTTTTCTTTGTTATCCATATCTTTTTCTAAATTATTAATAATTGTAATTGCATTTTTACAACCCTTTGTTGCATTCGTAACATCCAAATTAAAAATACCTGCTATTTCTTTTGCAGTTCTAGGATAATTGTTGATTCTGCATGAAATATAAATAGATGCAGCTAAAATGCCTTCTCTGTTATCTCCTCGAAATGAAAAATCAAAATCCGATATTTTTTTATGATAACGGATTGCATCATCGATTATAAGTTTGGGAATACCAGCATTTTGGGCCATAATAGTAATCGTTTGAAATTCATCATATTGTGATTTTTCTTTATATGGCATAGACTGCCATTCGGTATATCGTCTTATTTTAATCATTTCATAAGATGAAGGCCCATTGCACAGAATTTTGCATCCATATGATGATTCTTGTAACAATGGATTAATAGGCAAACCACAACGGGTAGGATCACTATTTTGATTATCATCGGCACCATAATAACGCCATTCTGCGGATTGATCCACTAAATCTTTATAAATTATTCCACAGTTTTTGTTTGTACACGTAAGAAAACCTTCATCTGAAAACGCCAAAATAGAATCACATTGGTCACAATTCTCTCTGTCACCACATGATCTATAAATACACTCTAAATTTTGTTCTTCTGATGTTTTATTTAACACTTCAGAATCGAAAATATTCCATAAATGTTTTTTATTAATATTGTTTGATTTGTTTTTGTTTCGATGTGTCCCATCATGTGATTTAGTTGTTTCAATCATATTATGAAAACTATATTATCACTTTGATATAATTTAAATATAATTCTACAACTAATATCTTTTTTTATTTCATATAAATAAAATTTTAAATCATTTTTATTTATATTGTTTTCACATATTATATTAGATAACAAAATATAATGAACCATATAATGAACCATACATTTTCCTATAAAAACATATGTATTTATTCTAGTTTATTTTATTTAATAACCACAATAATATCTTTTAAAAATAAAAATTATATATTTGGATCAATCACTTTATTTTTAACGATTACATCATTAATAGTACATTCATATAGAAGTAATTATACGCTTTTAATAGATAAATTTAGCGTTTATACGATAGTTATTTATGGTTTTTATTTGGTGTATAAAAAATGTTGTAAAAAAATAATAGATTTGAGAATATGTATTTTATTATGCTTTATATTTGCAACTTTCTTTATAGCAATTTATTTATATTATTATGGATATTATACTAATCAGTATTCGTTTGATAAAGATATCAATACCGCTAGATTATATCATTTTTATTTACATTTTATATCAGCATATGGACTTACATTTGTAAATATATTGTAATATGTTATTTACAATAAAAATAAAAGTAATAATATAATATAAGTTATATATAAATATATATTTTATAACTACAACAATTATGGGAAATAATTTATCAAATCCAAATCAATCAACCACATCGCCATTGTCTTCTATGGATGATTTAAGTGACTTTGAAAAGAAAAAAATATTGAAAGATCATGATTTTAGCTATATATTAAACTATATTGCAACAAGATATATTTTGACGATGGATTTCCAGAGTTTGAAAAATTTACAAGATCCAAAATACTGTGATGAAATGATTATTCTTACGTCTGATATAATTAAAAAGTATTATAATGAGCGTGAAGTTGATTTT